AAGTCCCCGGAGGTTGACGTTTTATCCGCCCCAAAATCCAAAACTACTACCGCAGGGTTGGTTAAAGAAACAGAGGTCGTATTAGGTGTTGAGTTATAAATCAACGCGCCTCGTGCGGTCACGGTAGCATTGGAAAAAGTTTCGTCGGCGAAATCAGTCAACGCCGTAGTTCCAGATGAAGTAGGGTCTACGGGGTTTAACGCCGCACCTCCCGCCGTGTAGTTAGTCCCGCTAGTCTCGTTAGTTGTCGCATACGCAGTTGTCGCAGCATTCATCGTCGCCGAACTGGTATAAAGCGCAATTTTAAATGTATCGCCGCTCGAAGCGTCGAAGTCGTGTGCGCCTAACAGCAATTCTTTCTTAAAGCTGGTGCACATGAAGTTTCCGTTAAAAGCCATGGTCACAGTCTCCTTATAAGTTTAGCAAGCTCAGACTGGCCTGCATCGGTTAAAGCGTTATACACGGTTGTTCTATCAGACTTGACCGCTTCCCGCATATAAAATTCTAGGGTTTTAATTAATTGCCCACGAAAAGCATGAGCTTGGGCCCTAATGGCAGGGTTTGCATCATCAGATATAGCAATAACTTTGTTTGCACATCTTTCCGCAAGTTCCTCTGGGGTAAAACCTCGGCCGCTGGTAGTCTGCACATCTACCGAGAAGGTTGATACCGGGTTAAAATCTAAAACGTTAGCACTCATTGTTTCGGCCTTATTAAGGGTCCGGTACGGTACTCGTCGGTAACCTCTTTCGACTCACCTAGCATCTTCATACCCGCAAGCGCTTCTGTAAAGCGTTTCTCGTATACCGCCATCATATCCTGTTCCCCCTTCATGTATATATACGCTTCCATCAAAGAACCGTACAACAACGCAATCTCCGCGTTTATACTTAACCATGTCGTCCCAGACTCTCCCGCAACCGTCAAACTAGACGGACGATAAAAATAGTGCAATTCCACATTATACGCACTATTAGGAGTCGGCCCTAAAATAAAGTTTTCAACGTCAAATACCGCATAAAAACGCGGCCCGCCTGTTGTGGCACTGTTAGGGTTAAAAGATTGGATAAAGTCCGGATCTTTTAACTGCAAGAATATATGGTTGCTGTCAGCGTCTACATACGATAACGAGAAGGGCGCTAAAAAGTCGCTGGGGGAAGCCAAGAACCTATCGCTAGAAGTCATAGAACCGCTGACATTCTTTTTAAACAAGCTTAATTGGACGTTTTTAAGGATTCTTTCTTCAGCCTGTTTAATAAAAACAGGCAAATTGGTGACGAAAGACGTTTCATCGTTCTCCGTGTAATCTTGTATCGCTTGTTTTAGCTCTGAATACGTAAAACTCATATAACCACCGTCACTGTTCCAACCTGTCCAAAGGATGTAAGGTTTATAGGCCCCGGAAGTTCTACCGTAGGAATGCCCACATAAATATCTAAGGGCTCTACCCTATCTGGACGAGCGTTTTTCAAAGCTTGGGCGTCTACTACCTTGCGAAAAGGCCCTAACTGAGGTTGTTTCGCTTCAAACTCGTCTTTTCCAACTAAAGCACCCGTCCATTCTTTTCGCATATCTTGATAACGGTATCTAAAGCCGGACCTGTCCGATATTCCGTAAGATCTTTTACCCTTAGCAAACTTAGCCATGGTTAACTCCTAGAATATGTTTGCGCAGGAGCCACATTAAACGACGACCTGTCCCGATCCTCGGACATTGCTCTTTCAAACTCCTCTTCGTAAAGCGCTCTTAAAACTTCAATTCGGTTCGGAGCCCTTTTTATAGCAATGTAATACGCTAACCCTGCCGCTAAACACGGGTAAAACCGAAACGGTACGGCCAAAGTGTTTGTAGGAGAGTCAGCATCATCGATTCGAGTCAACGCGTCGTAAATAATAATGTCCGTAGCGTTATCCGGGACCGGCCAAAGCTTCAAACTAGGGGTTGTTAAACGATCTAAAAAAAACTGGTTGGGTCTTCCCGTAGTCGTTTTGTTCGGAATTGTTAAATAATCTTCTCGGCTGAGTCTTTGCAATGAATAATCGGTGTTATCACGCCTACAAACTAAGGATAAAACATCAATAATGTCCGTAGATAATTCATAAACACCGTCATTCGCGGTTAAGGCCAGAGTTCTTTGTTTGATTGTCCAAGCATTAAGCCCCCGGTTCGCCCATTCAGCCAGCAAAAGATTTAAAGACCTTTTAGCCGTCTTTAAATCATAGCCCGTGCGTACTTCTAAGCCGCAACGCTCAAACGCTTCTTCGATGTACTCTGTAACATCAAGTTCAAAATCTGTGCTTCCTGAAACAGCCATTTCTTAACCCTATTTGCGTCTTGGAGCCGCTGTTTTAGCCGAGTTTTTAAAAGCTTTGGCCGTGGGCGCTCCTTTAGTGCCGGGTTTACGCATTTTTTCATTAGAACCCGCTTTTATGCGTTTTTTCTTAGCCGCAATATTAGCATACAGGCCCTTTTTTGAGGCCGCCACTATTTCTTCTTCTTAACAGGACCTCCTGCTCGCATCTTCTTAACAGGACCTCCCGCTCGCATCTTCTTAACCGGGCCGCCTGCTCGCATCTTCTTAACCGGGCCGCCTGCTCGCATCTTCTTAGGTTTCATCGCCATCTTTTAATCTCCGGTAAAATTTTTCACGTTTTTGAAATATAGCGTCCGCATCATATTCTTTGCGATATTGGTCATAATAGCCTTTTTCAACAAGCATGTCTGCCGATTCTTGTAGCTTAGACAAGCGCTGTATGAATATAATAGCATATTCTTTTTCAACCGCATTCATAAAGGTACTGTCGTCAATATAGTCGTTTTCTTCGTCAGACGGATGGAATCCCATCAGCCAAATGTCTTTATCTATAAACATTCCTTCGGAAATAACGTCGTTCAGGTTTTCTAGGTACTCGTGAAAAGCTTCCGAGTCTTTTTCAAAGGCTAAATCAACAAGCATCACAATGTCGAGCTCGTCGTTAAACGAACTTATTGCGGTGTACAGGTCTTGGAAGCCCCCGTCTTTTTTAAATAGAAAAGATATCTTATCTTCTCGCCACGCCTTACGTGCATAAGGACACGACGGTAAATTGTTAAAATAAGGGTTTGCTTTCTCTACTATGCCCTGAGACCACTCTTGGATTTCTTGGCATATTTCTTTTTCTATCCCATAAGTATAAAATTCAGGTGTCATGTATACACTCAACCAATTATTAATGATGAGAAAGGCGATATAATTACTAGAACAACAATTCCCCAAATTTTAACATCTAAACTTTTCAAGCTTTCTTTCTGTTCAGCTAATCGTTCTTCAATTCTTTTGTATCGCAAATTACACTCAACTTCATGCGTCTCTAGTCGAGCAAGTATTTCTGTATGCTTCATTATTACCACGCTTTGCAAGACCAATACCTTGCAGAAAATTTGTCTTTTGCTGTATCACAACTATGCCTAGCCCTGAAACTGCTTCTCCGCTTCGGCTGATCCTTTTTAATACTCATGTTAGGGTCGCCAAAACGAACAAGCTTGATTTCACTGCCTTTCTTAGCTAGTACCGCACTTTTTTTCGACTTGTTGGGAGTCTTCTTAGGTTTGTTAAAACCTGCAAAAGTTTCACCACGATAACTAATTCTACCCGAAGGTAACCTTTTCGTATCTTTAGTCGTAGCCATCTTTGTTAAGCAAACTTCTTGCGAAGGTACAAAATTACGGTGTATGTGTCGGCACTAGTATGTCCAACGGTGGTAAATAGAACGTCGCCATTCTTTCCGCCGCCTGCGTTATTAGTAAGACCGCCAAACACACTGTAATCGTGCTCTCCGCTTTGATTTTCACCTAGCTCTATACAAAAAAGATTTGTAGAAGCGTTCCATAGAATTTGAACTTTCATTCCAATGCATTGCCACCAGATACGCTCTATAACTACGTCGGTGCAAGCGTCTCCGTCAGCACTTAACTCTAAAGCGGAAACATCTACTTTGACAACGGCGGACTCGCCTGTACCGTCTGAAACATTGGTCAGCTTCAGTACGGTAAACTTAGGGCCGTCGGATAAAATTTGTGTTGCTACTGCATCTGCCATCGTATTTACCTCGATTAAAAAAAGAAAGGGGCTACGGTATCAACAGTTATAGTGACTGCTTTTACCGCGGACATGCCCCTAAGTTTCTCCCTTTAGTTAATTACCCTACTGTGGAGATAGGTGTACCTACAGAGCTCGCCATCCATACCTGCTTACCACTAGTTACCGCAGTTATACACGTAATGCGGCATCTAGAACCTATTCCCGAACCGGCTACAAAGGTAAAAGTATCGCCTGCATTAGTAATAACAGCATTAGAGGCTGTTCCTGCGGCTAGTTGAGTTTGGGCTAAGAAAGTGCTGCCCGTTACAGTAGGAATAACAATGGTCGTTGTCTTACCAGACCCTACGGCAGTAGTTACTAAGAAATCAAAATACGCGCCTTCTGTTGCAGTAGCGGAGGCGGGTAAGGTAATGACATTGTCTAGAGTGCCGTGGATTAACACGATAGCGCCAGAGTCAGCGATAGATAACGTGTCTGAGACTGCTGTGGATGCTTCCCAAGTTTTTACTACAGAGCGTTTAGCTTTAACAGCGCCCGTTATAGTTGTAGCGCCAGTTACAGCAAGAGTGCCGCCAATAGAAGCGTTGTTGCCATAAGTAGAGTTGGTAGTTACTGCGCCCGTGCTTGAAGCTAAGGTAATGTCTTCAAAGCCATTTTGTGAACGGACGGGTCCGTTAAAAGTTGTATTAGCCATTATAGAGTGCTCACATGTGAGTTAAGGCAAATCTGTCTACATGTCGTCATTCGGGTCTGTCAGATTTACCGGATTGTTTCCCGATGTATAGGAACATATCACAGTATACAGCTTATCGTCAAACATGAAAAAGGGGGCCGAAGCCCCCTTAGTAAAACATCTTACTTTATGCTCCGGGAGTACCGAAAACAGAACGCCAATCAGACACACCGAAAGAATATCTTTCGCGAGCCTTAAAGCGCATGTTACCCGTGTCAAAGTCCCCTTCCATTGCCGTCTTAATTGGCGAACGGTTGAAGTATTTGAACCCGTTAGGTGCATCGGTCTTGATGAAGAATGCATCAGAATCAGTAAGGAAGTGGTTAACCACTGCGCCGTCAGGCAACATTCCCATATTCTTCATAGCATTGTTATCGTTGTCCGCAGTTCCTGAACGCAGGTTAGAGTTAAGTACTCGCTCTGCAATAAATTGCAGTTCTTTAGGAATAACTAACTTTGTGCCTTGTACAGCAATCTTCAGACCACGCTCATCGGTCATACCTGCAATCTCAATCAGCATTTGCTCAAGAGAAGTCTCGTTGAGGTCGGCCGCAGTAGCGAGCAGGTTAGTTTGAGAACCGGAGAGTGATGGATGAGCCGCCGAGCACAGTGCTTGTCCGTCACCTTGCGCAAAACCTCCAGTAGAGATAAAGGCATTGTTCAGGATAGCCGCTGCTTTGATCTGCTTGGTTTGAGCCATGGAACGAGCCAAAGCTTTAGTGTAGCGAGATGCGAGACGATCATACAAGTTATCTTCAATAGCTTCTTCAGTAATTGAGAAAGCCAGTGCGATAGTGTCATGAGTGTAACGAGCAGTGTAAGTCTCTTGTGCTTCGTCAAAGCTAATAGTACCACCTTCGCTTTTAACTGGTGCAGTAGAGAAACCGCCAAGCATTACTTCTTCTTCAAAGGCTCTGTCCGAAGACTCCTCGTCAAAGATTTCAGAATGCTCGTTTTCGTAACGATCATATTCCAACCCAAATAAAGCATTAAGGCCGGGTTCTAGCTCTTTCGCTAATTGTGCGCGTGAAATAGCCATGTGTTAACCCTCCTTAAAGGCCCGTTGTCGTCGCAGTAGTCTGCGAGTCAAAACGGCTTGTGGGTGCATTGAAGTGGGCGCTAAGACGAACTAGTAATGGAATACCTGCGGAAGCGTAATCAGCATTAGCCGGATCATCTTGGATACCTACTATTCGTAGTGCCAAAGTGGCTGTAACAGCAATTGAACTAACACTTAGAGCACTATTACTAGCACCTGTATCGGTAGAACCAGTACGGGCAGAAGTGCCCAGAGTGGCGTTAGCGAAGACAGCGGCTTGACCCGTTGCTCGGTTAGTCAAAGTTGCATCACTTGCTACTTTGAAGATCTGGTTAGGGTTGTCAGCAACGAAAGCTTTAACAGGATAGTTAGTATCCACGCTTACAGAGCCTGACCCGGGCCAGTAGTTAATAAAGAC